GACCTTCTCTGTCAACTGGGCCTGATCGAGGATGACAGCACGCGCATCGTGCGCCAAATCAGCCTGGCTGCCCTGACAGCCAGAGTCAAAGACCAGCCCGCCACCGTTGAGGTGCGGGTGCATACCATCCCCACGGACGGGGAAAACATGGGAGGCAACAATGGAGTGCGCTATGACTGTCAGCCGCCGCCGGGTCGTACCGGTCAAGACCCTGATGAAACGACTTGAGTCCATCCCGGACAAGCTGAAGCTGGACGCCATCCAATGGGCCAGGCTCTGCTCCGTCATGTTGCCCGAATGGTACCGTGGCCCAGGGCGCAAGGGGCAGCCCACCACCGCCCAGCCTGGCACGCAGGAACGCCTTGAGGTCTACATCCAGCGCCATTCAAGGGGCGAGTCCATTTTTATGACCGAGGATTGGGTTCCCAACCACCGCACTGGGGCCAGAAAATGACCAGCCCAAGACCCTCCAAAAAAAAGCCGGTCAAGCCCTCCGCCGAGGAACTGAGGGATCGCGTCGAGTTCACCGTCTTTCTACTCTCCCGCCGCCTATACAAGTGCGACATCAAGCGCATCCTCAAAAAACGCTACAACGTCGAATTCCGGGCCTGCGAGGATTATCTTGCTCGCGCGCGGAAAATCCTCCTGGAGGACACCGGAAGAACCCGCGAGCAGCACCGGATCGAATCCTTGAGGCTCTACGAATCCATCGTGGCCGGCGATGGCTCCAGCGTCCGCGACATCCTGCACGCCCAGGAGCGCATTGACAAACTGCTGGGGCTGGAAGCCCCTCAGAAACACGATGTCACCACGAACCACCGGGCGGAGGACCTCAGCGATGACGAGCTTGCAGCCATCATTGCCGCTGAACGCAGCCCAGGCGGCCAGGGAAATCACCCTCCGTCGCCGGGCCCGATCCAGCCTGATTGACTTCACCTCCTACACCATGCCAGACTACCGCCCCTCCTGGCACCACCAGGTCATTGCGCGGGCCATCCACGACATGGTCCACGCCGACAGCCGCCGTCTCATCATCAGCGTGCCACCCCGCCACGGCAAGTCCGAGCTGGTTTCCCGCAGGCTACCCGCCTGGATCCTGGGCAATCTCCCCGACACTTCCATCATCGCCACCAGTTACTCCGCCGATTTGGCCAGCCGCCTTAACCGGGATGTCCAGCGCATCATCGACTCCGAGGCCTACCAGAAGCTGTTTCCGGACACACGCCTCAACGATTCCAACTCCCGCACCGTGGCCGGGTCTTACCTGCGCAACTCCGATGTCTTCGAGGTCGTCGGGCACAAGGGGTGCTACCGCAGCTCGGGTGTCGGAGGTGGCATCACCGGCATGGGCGCACACTGGCTCATCATCGACGATCCCATCAAGAACCGCGAGGAGGCCGACTCCCCCACCATCCGCCAGAACATCTGGGACTGGTACACCTCGACCCTCTACACCCGCCAGCAGCAGGATGCCCGCATCCTTGTCGTCATGACCCGCTGGCACGCTGAGGACCTTGCGGGCAAACTCATTACCCTGGCAAGGGATGACACCAGGGCAGACCAGTGGCAGGTCATTGAGCTGCCAGCAATCGCCGAGCACCACCGACCAGCCTACGACCCGCGCAGCGAGGGAGAAGCCCTCTGGGAGGATCTTTTTCCCATCCGCAAGCTGGAGCAGATGCGCGCCAGCATTGGCGATTACGAGTGGGCCGCACTGTACCAGCAGCGCCCGCGCGCCGGCGGCGGTGTTGAATGGCCCGAAAGCTACTTTGCCGAAGATATCTGGTTTGACGAATGGCCCGCCTCCATCCAGACCAGGGTCATCGGAGTCGATCCCTCCAAGGGTTCCTCGTCAAGGCATGGCGACTATTCCGCCATTGTCCGACTCGGACGGGCCACCGATGGCAAACTGTTTGTCGAGGCCGACCTCGCCCGCAGATCCTCCGAGGCCATCGTGGACTCCACCCTGGAGGCACAGGGGGACTTTCGCGCCGATGCCATCGCCTTTGAAAGCAACCAGTTTCAAGAGCTTCTGGCGGTGCAGCTCCAGAAAAAAGCCATCGAGGCCGGTTTTCCCGTCCCGGTGGTACAGGTTCACAACACCATCAACAAGGCCGTGCGTATCCGCAGGTTGGGACCCTACCTCGGCCAGAAACTTTTTCGATTCAAGGCCGCCTCCCCTGGCACCAAGCTGCTTGTCGAGCAATTGCGCGACTTCCCCGTTGCCGCGCACGATGACGGCCCCGATTCGCTCGAAATGGCCCTCAGGGTTATGATCGACATGTGGAATGGACGCAAGACACAGGCTTTCAGGAGAATCATAACATGAGCAACCAGAAACGCTGGTGGAACCTTTTTGGCTTCCCAGCACCCAGACAGACCACCCGGCAGCAGCGCGAGGAACTGGAGGAGCAGATCAAGCTGCGTCGCCTCGAACGGGCCAAAAAACTGGTCGAAAATTCCGTATCCCAGGATTTCTGGATGACTGGCTATGGCGACCTACTCGACCGCTACCGCGACGGCTTCAGCGGCACCTATCCGGTCACCCAGCCCACCGACCGCCGCTATGGCTCCAACTACCCCTTCTGGGTCAGCGAGTCCCAGCTTGCCATCCTGCGCGCCCAGGCACGTTTCTGCGTCACCACCAACCCGAATGCCCAGGGACTCCTCAACGGACTCTGCTCCTACGTCATTGGCACCGGCTACACCTATCGGGTTGCCGCCAAGCCCTCCTCCGGCGCGGAAGACGCCCTTGTGGCCGCCGTGCAGCAGGTTATCGACATCTTCCGCGAGGAAAACTGCTGGAGCGAAATGGAGCAGGAACTGTTCTGGCGCAGCAGGGAGGACGGAGAGGCCTTTGTGCGCCTGTTTGCCCAGGAGGACGGGCGCCTGGTGATCCGCACCGTGGAGCCCGAGCAAATATACCAGCCCCCCGGTGCCGACATCCTGGAGTGGTCCTATGGCATCCAGACCGACCCGGACGATGTTTTCGCCATCAAGGCCTACCATGTCGACTACCGGGCTGCTGGTGGCCAGAAGGACCCCGAGCCCACCGTTGGCGAAATAGTGGACACAAAAAACATCGTCCACATCAAGTGCAACGTGAAACGCTCCATCAAACGGGGCATGAGTGATTTTGCCTACGACACGCTTGATGCCTTCACGCAGGCTGGCAAGTTGCGGCGCAACTTGGGCGAGGGTGCCGCAGTCCAGGCCGCTATTGCTGCAGTCCGCCAGCACGAAAGCACCACCGTGGACCAGGTTCAGGATTTCATCCAGAGCGGCGTGGACTACTCCGCACCCAACATGGCCACCGGCAGGCAGACCGATTTCCAGCGCATCGAGCCGGGCAGCTTTCTCGATATTCCCAAAGGCATGAATTACATCCCGCCACCGGCCGCAGCCAACAGCGCCGCTCACCTCGAGGTCATGCAGGGGCTCCTGCGTTCGGCTGGCAACAGGCACAATGCCCCGGAATGGCTTGTGTCCAGCGACTCCAGCAACGGGAACTATGCATCCAGCCTCACGGCGGAAGCCCCCTTCACCCGTCACTGTGTCCGCTTGCAGGAGTTTTACAAAAACCATTTCCTGCGCGTGATCCGCTCCGCCGTGGAAGCTGCCTCCAGCGCCGGGGTGCTTCCCCCAAATGTACTCAACCTTCTGGACATCCAGGCACAGGCACCCTCGGTCGAAACTCGGGACAAGTCCGCTGAGGCCTCCGCCAACCAGATTTACTCCACCCTCGGCATCAAGAGCAGGCAGACTATCGCCCAGGAACTGGGACTGGACTGGGACCAAGAAGAAGCCAACCAGCAGGAGCTTGCCTCTTCTCAGGGCGATGGCATCCTGCAGCTTCCAGATGAAGCCACAGACAATCAGGAACAGGACAAGGAACCCGACGGAGGCTTGGGATTCTGATGCGCTCCGCGCTCAATTCCACCCTTGCGGCCAAGTTCAATCTCCACCAGGAAAAACAGCTTTCCGTGGCCGATAACGTGACATTGCGTATAGATCGCAAGCTGGAAACCCTCTGGGTACAGATCCAGAGCGTCCTGAAGTCCAAGGATAGCCTGACGATCAAGCGCTACCGACTGTACCACCTGCTGACCCAAGTGATGCATCACGCCCGCTCCGGCCTGGCGGACGGACTGGAAGACATGGTCACCAGCTCCTACCAGGATGCGGCCACCGTGCTGGGGAAAACCATTCCAGTGGCGTACTTGGGTCTCCTTACTGAGCGTAAGCCGGTTCTGGAAAACAAGAACAAGGAGCGCAGCCAGATCCAGGATGCGCTCTTCAAGAAGATTCCCCAGGACAAGGTCGCCTCCATTGTCCGTGGAACCACCAATGGCATGAGCTGGGATGGAAGACTGGAGCAGCAGACTCGCAGGGCCAGCCCCGAACAACTGGCGTCTCTGGTGACAAGCGGATTCAGCGCGGGTGCCACGCCCGCCGAATTATCCCGACAGATCCGGCCTTTTGTCCAGGGTATCTCCAGCACTGCCCGGCGGGTCGCCCGCAATGAGTCCATGCGCATCGCCCATGAGACACGGATGCAGGCCTACGAGCAACTGGGGGACATGGTGGTTGGCTACCAGATCCACGCCACCATGGATGCCAGGGTACGACCCCACCATGCCGCGCGATCCGGAACCATCTACTACAAGAAACCTGGACCAGGACAGCTTGGCCTCGAAAAGATGCCCAGGCCTCCCCTGGAGGAAGACGGCACCGTTGCGCATAACTGCCGCTGCTGGCTTACGCCAGTGCTGGAAGTCCAGAAGCACATCGAGGAGGATCCTGCCGCCAAGGCGGTATTCACCAACGCCCGGAATGAACTCATTCCCAATCCGGCGGTCTACACGGACTGGTTCGAGCGCGCCCCGGAACACGACCAGAAACGCGTGGTGGGAGCCAGGCGCATGAATATGATGCGCGCCCTTCTTCCCAACCACAAGATCACCTGGGGGCATTTTGTCGAGCCGGACACCGGCAGGCTGCTGGACGAACGCGAGCTTTACCGGGAGACTCCGGACGAGCGCAAGCAGCGCCTGGACAAATTCGCCGCGCTGATTTCCAAGAGGAAGGAACTGACACGCCAGGTGGCTAACTATGGCTATCTTCCGCCCTCTGCAGGAGGACAGAAACCACCGGATTTCCCAGCACCGCCCCAGCCAGTGCCGCCCTCTTTACCCCAGCCAGGATGGAACCAAACCCCTGCAATCAAACCGCCCCTCACGGTAAAAACGGCCGCACAGCACTTTGTTTACAGTAGTAAATTATCGGACCAGTTGCTGAAATCCACTTCTAAGGGAACCCCGCCGCTTCGCAAGTACATCGGCCCCTACCATGAAATCATGAATGATGTGGTTCGTCATAAAAAAAACAACCCTGCTGTCTTGAGGGTAGTACACGCACTGGATAAAGTTCACAAAAAACACGCCATGGAAATACCTCTCGGAACAGTGCTGTTCAGATCTGTTCCAGCCAGCGTAAATCCGGCGGATAAAGACAAGGGATTCATGAGCACATCCCTTTCTCGAAAAGTAGCCAGTAAATTCGGAGGAAAATCCAAAAAGGTGTATAGAATAACTATTGTGAGCCCTGTCAAAGGCATTTACATTCCGGCATTAATGCGCTTGCAAAAAGGGATTAACTCTGGACACAACAATATCCGCGAAGAGGAAATTTTGTTGCAAAGAGGAATGAAATTAAAAGTTACCGGGGTTCAATTTCCTGACGGAACATGGGAAGCGTTTTTATGACAAGGAAACCCAAAAAAAACAGATTTGTTGCGGAGGAAGGCGACATGATTTGCACCTCCCCGCATATGGGAAAAGCAACCTGGGATTTGATTCCTCAAGAGGCAAGGGAGCGGTTGTCGGCTTTGGGCTGGCGCGATGGCATTCGCCCAGACCCGGTTTATCCGCCTGACTACATTGAACGCCTGACCCAATCCGGTGCGTCCATGGAGAAGGATCAATGGGATCACCTTCCCGAGGAGTTCAGGGTTGCTCTCAAGGCAGCCGGTTATGTGGATGGAATCTCTCCATCGGACCAGTGCCCGCATATGGGTCTGGTAGGGTGGTGCCAGTTATCCCAGGCATCCCAGGATCGGCTGGAAGCCCTGGGATGGCGGGACGGCATTAACCCGGACCCGGTTTATCCACCCGATTATGTGAACCTTTTAATTCGCACAAGATCGATCCTGGAGAAGGATCAATGGGATCACCTTCCCAAAGAGTTCCGCAAAACCCTTAGGGCCGCCGGTTATGTGGATGGATTCCCTCCCGACCCGCCAAAATCCAAAAAGAAAAAGTAAAAGTCCAAAAAATAATCACGCGCCAGTTTGACACTTTGCCGGGTCATTTCTGATACTCGGCTTATGAGGTTAAATCGTCTGTTCGCACTGGAAGCATCCCTCGGGGCCAATCCGCTCCGCGTGGACAAATCCGCCGGCATCATCTACGGCGTGAAAATCATTGGCTTTGACAGTGACAACGGCAGGAAATATTTACCCGAGGCCCTCAAATCCGCCAAGAAACTTTACGAGGGCATCAAGGTCAACATCGACCACCCCGAGGATGACCCGGCCGGACAACGCTCCGCCTACGACCGTTTCGGGAAGCTGCAAAACATCCGCTACGTCGAGGGCAAGGGGTTGTACGGGGACATGGTTTACCTCAAGAGCCATCCCATGGCCTCCAGGGTGACCGAGGCGGCAGAACGGATGCCAGAGGCATTCGGCCTTTCCCACAATGCACAGGGCGAGGGTGAAAAAGACGGCGATACATTCGTGGTGCATCGCGTGACGGAAGTTCGACATGTGGACCTGGTTGCCGACCCGGCAACCACTTCAAGTTTATCGGAGGGAAAAATGAACAAGGGCATCAAGCGCAAGCTTCGTGAGGAAGAGGAAAAGAAATCCATGGAAGACCATGACAAGGTCGAAAACGAGGAGGAGGGGGACGAGGAAAAAGACTCCCTGGCCTCCAAGGTTCTGGATGCCCTCAAGGAAGGCGAATTGTCCGACGAGGAAAAGGCGCAAGCCATCGTCAAGCTGGTCAAGGAAGCCATGGAGGAAGGCGACTTTACCCAGGAAGAGGAGGAAACCTCCGAGGCCGAGGAAGGCAGCGCCAGCGACGTCACCAAGGAGGAAGACGACTCCTACGAGGAAGAAGAGGATAAGGACGAGGATGACAAGGAAGTCAAGGAATCCCGCCAGGTTCACAAAAATCCGGGCGTGGCCCAACTTCAGGAAGAGATCCAGCGCATGAAGAAGGAAGCCTGGATCCGCAGGCTGTGCGAATCCCTGCAATTACCCCTTTCTAAAAACCTGCTCACCGACCTGATGGGACTTGGAAAGGTCTCCATCGAACGCCATGCCCGCAGGCTGGCCCAGGCCAGCAAGGCTTCCAAGCCTCGCTCGGGCGTGCCGGTGACGGAGGGGAAATCCTCAAGGATCCCGGCGCAATCCGACCTGTACAACTGGCTGCAAAACTAGGATAGGAGACACAAAAATGAGTACAACTTTTGGCGGCGGAAACTTTTCGAAACCAGCAGATTTCAGACTTGTTCGCTACCCAGTGGCGGGTGGGACTGTCATCTCCGTGGGGGATTTCCTGTACTGGGATTCCAACACCTCCACCGTAAAACCACTGTCTGCCATGACCGGATCCGGCACGGCTGCAACGGACCAGGCCACGGTGCATGACGCCTTTGTGGGCGTGGCGACCCAAAGCCGGCTGGCAGTTCAGACAGCCGCTGGGCACGTCGAGGTCATCACAGACTGCATCTATGAGGCCGATTGCGCCTCGTCCTCCAGTTTCCTTCCCGGGGACATGGTGGGAGCGGTTTCCAGCGGTGCCTCCGCTGCCGGTGCAATTGAGGACAAAAAGGTGGTCGAGGTGGCCGACGCGGCCAAGGCCATCGGCGTGGTGGTCGGGTACTATTCCGCGGCAACGACCAGAGTGCTGTGCCGGCTCTACGGGCTGGCAGGACGTCAAAAATTCTAATTTAAGGAGATTCCGAACATGAGTCGGGTAAACATTTTAAAGATCCGTGACCTGTACGAGTCCAGAAAAAACAGCCCAGCGGGCAAGCTTGCTTTCCTCAACGATATCAAGCACGGCCTTGGGCTCACCGATAAATCCGGCAATCCCAACCGGGATCCTGCTGGCAACCACAAGCTGACTGAGCAGAAGCTCAAGCCAGAACAGTTTTCCATCCAGGAACTGGCCGAAGGCATCATCGGGCCACAGTGGCGCAACCACTTTGACCCGGCCAACGGCGCAGCCATGTCCCGCTATACTGCGGCACGCAGCCTGGTGGAATCCGGGTTTCCCAATGACAGCAGGGCCCTGCTGGAAGCCACTGGCATCGGCATCGACCCAACTGCCTTTGCAAACATCAACGCCTTCACCAGCGTGGTGGGCGGCCTGATCGAGGTGAAGATTTTGGAAGCCTTCCAGAATCCAGCCCTGATTGCCGACCAGATTTGCCCCGCGGAAGCCACCAAGCTGAACGGCCAGAAGGTCATTGGCGTCAACCGCATTGGCGACAAGGGGCGCAAGCGGAACCCTGGAGAACCCCACACTAGGGCGCAGTTCAACGAACGATGGATTGAGACCCCGGAAACCCGGGAGAACGCCCTCGCGGTGGACGTGCTCAAGGAATCCGTGTTTTTCGACCTGACAGGCGACATCCTGAATGTTGCCGCCAGTGTGGGCGAGGAACTGGCATATCGCAAAGAGCTGGAAGTCATTGACACGATCATCGGTGTCAACAACTCCTTCAAATACAATGGAACGGCGTACAACACCTACCAGACCTCGGAAACGCTTGGTTACCTGAATGACCACAGCAACCCGATGGTAGATTGGACCTCCATCCAGGCCTCGATGCTGCGTTTTGCACGCATGAAGGACCCTGGCACTGGAAAACGTGTGCTGATCCAGCCCAATTTGATCCTGGTCAACCCCGCCCGACTGGCCACGGCCCAGTTGATCCTGGGGGCCAACCTGACCGAAACCCGCGTGGCAGCCGGGGCAACCCAGGCAACCGCAGGCACCCTGCAGATTCGCCAAACCCCGGGCAATCCCTACAGCGGCCAGTTCACCATCCTTTCCAGCCCGCTGATTGAACAGCGATGTGTGGATACGGATGGGTTGAACCTGTCCCAGGCAAATGCGGATGATTACTGGTGGATCATGCAGGGTGGAAAATCCTTCCGCTACATGCAGAACTACCCTCTCAATGTGCAGCAGGCAGCCCCCAACCAGTACGAGATGCTGGACAAGGGAATCGTGGCCAGCTATTTCGCCAACGAAAGGGGCATCCCAAGCGTTTGGAGCCCATGGCACATTGTCCGCAACAAGAACTAGGAGTTGGCATGAAAAAGGGAGTTCCACCGGAAATTCGCCAAGTGTGGGAGGTCCGTGCCAACGGGCTTCCCCGCTTGCTTGTTGAGGCCAGTACCAAGTCGGAGGCAGAGGCTAGGTATCGGGAACGGTTCCAGATCCTGACTCCAGACATCGAATGGATGGAGCTTGCGCCATGCCAACGCCAGCAGAAAACATCCGTATAGCCATCGAACAGGTCACCCAGCGCATCGTCGAGGTGACCTCCAGCTACAAGCCCACGTACACCGTGGATGGTGAAAGCTATTCCCACGAGTCGTACCTGACCGCCTTAAACCAGAATTTGGAGGGCCTGCAACGAGCGCAGCAAACCCTCACTGGTCCTTTCCAGAAGGTGACGAGGATGAAGACATGAGATATATTTCAATTGATATTAGTACATCTGGTGATACCACAATTTACCCTTTTGTTGCGGGTAGATTTTTTAGGGTTTTAAGTTACACGCTGACTTCCGATACAGCGATGACTTTTAAATGGAAATCGGGAACAAATGATATTTCTGGTGCTATGTCTATTGCAGCAAGTGGATCTATTGTCGTTCCTTTTGGTCCTATTTCACCTTTAGGTTTAATCGGAAATTTGCAAACTAATTTTAATGAAGACTTAATTATAGAAACCAGTAGTGCTGGAAATTTAACAGGGCATTTGGTTTTGATTGAATCTGTGGCATAGGTGCATGAATGACTTTCACTCTGGATCATTCTGAGGACTACAAAATATGGGATAACCGGGAAGCCATCAGCTACACGGTCCACGGCTTGATCCTGGACAGCGGCGGCTACGAGGAAACCCACCCGATTGCCGATGCCAAGCGGCGAAACATCACCGCCCAGGACATTCCAACCCAGCGCACCGGGATTTTCACGGGCCATGATTTGGTCTGGTTGATTCCTCAGGCGGTATTGCCAGAGGGCGTGACTCCGAACCCCAGCGATTTCATCACGGACTCCTCGGGAAGGACATGGACCGTGCTGGACACCCAGTTTAACAACCTCCGATCCACCTGGCGCCTGAACTGCCGGGATCTGGTGCTGGCTGAGAACCTGCGCCAGAATATCGGTCTCTACCGGCCTGCCAACACCCGTGACCCAGCCGGAGGGAGGGTGGCCAGCAATTATTCTCTGGTCCTTGGCCACGTGCCGGCGAGAATTCAGGAAACCGGTACCGAATCCATGGACTTGCTTGGCAAGAAACAGGTGAAAACCCGTTATGAATGCCACTGCGGAAAACGGTTGGCGTGGAAATCCACCGACCGCATCATCGACCAGGACGGGGTCACCTACCAGATTGTTTCCGGGACTGCACCGGATGTCATGGATGTCCTTCAGGTGCTTAGCCTAGAAAGGATTGCCTGATGCCCGCCATGTTCCGTAACAACGCGGCGCAGGTGACCGATCAGGCCCGCAAGGCTATCGCCAAAAATTTGCTGGCAGCCGCGGTATTCTTCGCAAACCAGCACCAGCAGAGACTGGGAGCCAAGACAGCTCCTCCCGCATCCAGGCCCGGTGAATATCCCGCCAAACGCACAGGATTCCTGCAGGCCAGCGTGCTCTGGGATCCCATCAGCCCCATCGAAGTGGAACAGACCCTTAGGATCCGCGCGGGTTACCTGGCCAACGCTTTTTATGGACCGATCCTGGAATTCCAGAAACAGCGGCTTGGCCTCCGGAAAACCCTGACCGATCTGGAACCTCAACTTGGAGCCCTGGCAGGCGGGGATCTGGTGAACAGCCCGTGAACACACTAATCCATCAGACCTTGGAAGGCATGCAGGCCGTATGGAGTACCCAGACCAATGTTGCAACCTTGGTTCCAGGTGGCCTTTGGTTTGCTAGGGCTCCCCAGGACACTGCCATCCCATACGGCATCGTCCAGGTGGAAGAAGGAACAAGAACCTTTGTTTCCAGTGGTGATTTTTTGATGCGTTTCAAGGTGCGAGTTTCGATTTACACGGCAGGAGGTCCAGGGGCACCCAATGCCAAAAATATTGCCACTCTGGTGGGAGAGGCGTTTGACTTTTGCCAGGGTGACATCGCCTTTGAAAGTGGTAGATTGCTCGAATTTATGCCAAGCACCAGCCATCTGGAACTCCAGGATATCCTTAGGGATTCAGAAGATGTTCTTCTGACAAAAAATAGCTGGGATGTAATGGCTCAAGGGAGAACCAGCATATGAACCTAGCCGCATCTTTTTCACTGACCGCATCAGGTGTATTGACCCGGGACGACACTCTGGCCGTAGTGACGGACAGCCTTTCCTCCGGGAACCAGTCTTTCCCATCCATGTCAGCATCTTTTGTCAACGGAACGAATCCCGGCCAAGCAAGCAGGTGGCATCGCATGCACCAGAACATTGCTGCTGGGGCAACCCAGACCTTTGATCTGGCTGGTTCTCTTACCGATCCATTTGGAGGAAACGCCAGTTTTGGAACCATTAAGGCTCTGCTGATTTCAATTGTCGATGCAGATGCAACCAAAAAACTGCGGGTTGGCCCCCAGGGGATAGCCAACGCATGGCAGGGACCATTTGGTGGAACCGGAGCGGAAGTGTACCAGGAAACAAGGAACTGGCTACTCTGGCTGGATGCCCTGGGTCCTGGATGGACGGTTACCCCGGGTACCGGGGATGTTCTGCCAATTATGAATCCCGGAGACTCTTCGTTAAGCTATATTCTCTGGATTTTGGGCAATTAATTCGCAAAGGAGATAATCATGCCAACACCTACTTTTGTCCGTGGAACTGGTGGAAAAGTAACTGCCGGGTCTACAGATTATGCTGTTCTGGATTGGAACCTGACCAAGACCAGTCGCTTGGTGGAAGTCACTAATTCTGGAAGCAACGGTTACGCTGAATATTTTCCAAGCGTCACGGAAGGAAGCGGAACTTTTAACGCTTTGTGGGATTCCGCCAACATCCCTGATAACGGAACCACGCTGAATTCTTCTAACGCACAAGACAGCGGGGCTGACACGGCTGGAACCATAGAGGTCGGCAAAAAAGTCACTCTTAAGCTTTATGTGGGCGATTCGGGCAAATTCTATTCCATGGACGCTCGCATTGAAAGCGTTAGCGTGACCAACACGGTGGCGGATGTGGTCAAGTTTGCCTGCACCTTCAAAAGCACCGGCCAAATAACCGATCCGACTTAGTAATACCAAAGGGAGTACATCATGAGCAAAGACGAGAACGCTAAAACCAACGAAGCGGTGGCAGGGGCACAGGGTTCTTTTGCAATTGCTGGCAAAACTTATCTGATTGATCAAGTGACCGATCAGACGATTGCGACCCTGCACAAGCACCTTCGCAAAACGCTTAAAAGCCCGCTGGCTTCTATTATGGAATCCCTGAAGGGGATGCCAGAGGAACTGCAAAAATCTGCAATTTCGGAAGCGGTTAAGTTGCAAGCCAATGGCGGGGTAGAAGGCAATGCCATCTTTTTCCGTGACCAGATGCTTTCCGCAAATGGTTGCGGATTTTTGTTTTGGATGTTAGCCCGAAAGAACCATCCAGAACTAACACTGGAGAAATGTTACGAATTAGTGAATCAGCAAGAAAGCATTGTTTCGGTAATGGAAGAATTGTCCGTGGCTTGTGGAATGGAGCAACTGACTAACAAGGGAAACTAGATTGGCCTGACTTCTTGCAATCATGGGCAGAGCAAGACAGGCCAAAATGGTATCGAGATTTGCTGGAAAAATCAGAAGGCCGTTATACCGCCGAAGATATTTCCAAACTGCCCTTGCCTCAGTTAGCTGCTTTGTCCACTTACCGGGAAGAACTAACGCTGGCTGAAGCAATTCAACGGGTAAAGGAGCGAAAGCATGGGAAAGCTGGCTGAATCCTATGTCGAATTTTTCGCCAAGGGACTGGAAGAAGTCGAACGGCAAACCAAGGAAACCGCTGCCAACAGCGAACACGCCCACAAGGCGGTCATGGTTCTCTCCGGAAAATTCAAGGAACTTTATGACAGTGTCTTGAAAAAGGGGATTGCTACGGCAGATACCCTGTTTCAGAACCAGAAAAAAATGGACGACTTGTTTAGGAAAAACGAAGGTCTTTCCAAGTTTATTGAAAAATCCAAGGTGTCCGAAAAACTCAACGACACCATCAATAAGCAGCTTCAGCTTCAGATTCAGAAAGTTCAGGCCGGAAGCAGGGAATTCATAAGTCTGGCCGCTTCTGAAAGCACTTTAAATGAAAAAGTCAACCAAGCCGCCAAATCCATGGATTTGCAGGTTAGCAAAATGCAACTGGCCAGCGGAGCCACTTCTCAGTTGATGCGAGCGCAGATTGCCTTGGAGAGGGAACAGAACCGACTGGCCAAGGCCGAGCAAAAGGCCTTCAATGTCGCCAAGTATGGCACCGTGATAGGCGGTCTGAAAAACATAAAAGAATCATTTCTGGGCGCTGGTGGAGCTGTGGACAAGTTTTCGGAACGCATGAAAAAAGTTGGGGCCACCGCCTTGATTGCCGGGGCTGCGGTTAGCGGGGCCGTTGGCATGCTTGTACGGTCTGCTTCGTCAGGAACTGTCGAGGGGGAACATCTTAGCAAGGCATTTGAGGTCCTGAGCAGGACCGTGGGTGACATGTTTGCCCCTTATGTGCGCATGGCGACGGAACTGGTGAACAAGCTTACCAGCTACTGGAACAGCCTATCAGGGGAATTGAAGGATTCGGTTGCCAGGTGGGGTATTGTTATCGCAGCCCTGACCGCATTTGTCGGTTTAATCCCAGTGGCAGTCACAGCAATCACGACTCTGGGTGCAGCCATTGCCGCAATCACCAGCCCAATTGGATTGGTGGGGGCTGCGATTATCGGACTTGGAGCCTATCTGGCTGGGGCATTTGACGGTACCAAGTCGTGGGAAGATGTACTGGCTAACTTTATTGCCTTCTTCATGGACACTTGGGATCAAGCCGTCAGTATCTTTGAAAAAGCGATGACAGCCATTCAAGAAGCTTACGACACTTACATGGCACCGTTGGTGGAAAGTTTGATTGACCTTTGGACTGAGGCCAAGGATGCGATCAGCGATGCGGTGTCGTATGTGGGGGAATTGATCGCAGGGTTTTTTGGCACCAGCATTGAGGATGCCTCCACTTTCCAAGGTGTGATGACAGCCGTGGTGGAAGCTTGGCTGGATTTGCAGGTTGCTGCGGAAACGGTCATAGAGGCATTATCTGAAGGGTTTATGTTTATCTACGACAACGCCGTGAAACCGGTCATAGACTTGATTTTAACAGGATTTAAAACCGTCTGGGGATACATCAAGCAAGTGGCCGAGGGCATTTTTGGCTCATTCAATGACGCAACGGGCGGGATTATGGAAAGCGTGGGTGGAGCCATCAAGTGGATGTTTTCCAGTTGGAAAAATTTTGTCGCTGTAGTTGTTTCGTTAGTGTTTCAGATTGTTAAAGCGTTTGCCGTGGGAGTAAACAAGATCAGCGAGTTGTGGTGGGGCATGATTAACAAGCTGGCCAAAGCTGCTGCATGGGTACTGGAAAAACTTGGAATCATTAACGAAGAAACCGCCAAGAAAATGAAAGAGTTAGGGAAAGGAAATACAGATATTTTTGATACCGATGCTATGCAAAAAAAGATGGATGGAATGCTTGATCGTTTGACCATGAAACTGGAAGACAACAAGCAAAAAGCCAAAGAGATTGGAAAGGAAATTGCCAATTTTGTGGGAGCCGCTGCTGGGCCTGAGATTCAAAAGAAGGTGGAAGAAAACGCAATCAAGGCCAGAGGTTTGGCCAAAGCCGTGGTCGGGATGTTTACTGGCATCAAAGACCAAGGCAAAGGGGATGGATTCAAAATCAAAGGCACAGTGGCGTTTGAAGGATTCCAAAACACTTTTGACAGGTTGCAACAAGCGTTTGCCTCTAATACTGGGCAAAATGTGGAGCAGGCCCAGCTTGGGGAAATGAAAGCAATGAATCAAAATCTTCAAGTGGCGGCAGGGGCATTGGTCCAAATCAAAGACAAAATCCCGGCGGTGAGATAATGGCAGTAACGACCCAATGCACTATCACAGAGGTTAGTCGGAAAGCCAATTACACCCGAAACGGCTTAACGGTGACCCGTGTTCTCGATGTGTATCCGTATGCAGCCGTTGGGCCTTTGTCCTATGAAATGTTGGGTGGCCCTAGATATATTAACGGCAGAATCATCCGCAGGCTTCCTGAGCGTGACCCGTGGCTGCCCCAGTGCTTTTGTGAATCCATAGACACGGAGGGGATGGGGAAGTTTCACGGAGCAGGGAAAACAGAAAACAATGCTTCATATATGCTGGCCAGCTTGAACTATTACGAATTGGCACGGTTGACGGTAACTTACAAAACACCAGAAGCATCCACCCCGCAAGAACAAGAAAATGCCAGCGGAGACAATTCTAGCGAAAAATCAGAAATAGAACTGGCATCTCAAAGTTTTGATTTTTCAGCCCAGCAATTAACCTTGCCGATGAATCATTTTGAATTTAAGTACGGATACAATACAAACACAGCACTGTTGGCAAATGTTAACTCAACCAAGGTCATCCCTCGCATTGATTACACCTTGCAGCGGCATTATGTGGCACGAAGGCCAATAAGTGCCATCACTTCCTTGCTTGGCAGAATAAACAAATCATCTTTCAACCTTGGAGTGGCGGTATGGCCTGCTGAAACACTTCGCTTTGATGGGGCTTCAGTTCAACAGAAAATTACCACGGATGGCTTCAAATTCTTTGACATCACTTACAAATTTTCCATCATGCCTATTTATGACAAAGTGGCAAAGACAAAAGAAGTGGTGGATGCCAACAACAAGACCAAAATAACTACTGCATCGCAGACAGAATTGGCATTTGTTGGCTGGAACAGGATATACAGACCAGACAGAGCTTTTTGGGACAAGCTCCAGGAGACAAAGGATACGACCAGGGGCATTTACCTGTACGATGCGGATGTCGCTCAATCCGGGGCTGGTTCCGGGTTCAATCTGCTTTTCAATCCGAGGGCCTCGTGATGCCAGCGTCAATTTACAACATCATCTGCGAACAGGGAGCCACCCTGGAGAGAAACCTGACATTCCGAGATGGAAACGGTTTGCTGGTTAATTTAACTGGTTTTTCGGCACAAATGCAAGTTCGACCAACGGTGACTTCTTCCACCGTCACCTTGGAGCTTTCCACCTTGAATAATCGGATCGTCCTTGGAGGCCAGGCTGGAACCATTACTCTTAATGTTCCGGCAACCACCACAGCAACACTGGCTCCAGGTGACTTTGTGTATGATTTGGAGCTCACCTCGCCTAATGGAGTGGTACGTCGCCTGGTGGAAGGTAAATTCAAGGTGAAACCCGAGGTTACACGATGAACAGGATCGATTATTCCGACTCAAACCCACAAGCCCAAATTCAGCGACCATTTCAGGTGGCTGTTAGCCAGACCGACCAGGACATTAACCTGACGGGTGATGGTGAAAGCCTAACGATCAATGATGTGCAGAATTCCATCACGGTAAGCGGTGATGGAAACAAGGTGGAAATCATTGAACAACCGCTTGAAATCCGCATGGCTATTCCAGGCATCCAGGGACCACGCGGCGAACAGGGAGAACGAGGTCCCGCTGGAGGCCCCATTGCCATTCTGGACGACTTAAATGATGTGATTCTGGTCAATTTGCAGGGGGATCAGACCCTGCGGTACAATCCAGTTTTACGAGTTTGGCAAAACAGTTCCGTCACCGATGGCGGGAACTTCTAGGAGGCAATCATGGCTAATATTCTACGCATTCGCAGGCGCACCACAGGGCAAACAGGTGCCCCAAGCAGCTTATACAACGCCGAACTGGCCTACAATGAGCCGGGAAATGTCCTGTACTATGGATTTGGAGATAATGGTTCCGGCCAAGCCACTTCGATTGTCCCCATAGCAGGGACTGGTGCTTTTTTAGGGCTTGCGTCCAATTCCACCATCACAGGCAATAACACTTTTTCGGGCACAACTACTTTAAACGGCACTATCACCGGCACTGGCATCAGCACTTATGTCACGGCTTTTCGTCTAGATCAGTTTGCCACCCCAAACACAAATCTGGCCTTGGGAAGCAACCGCATTACCGGATTGGCTGACCCTGTTAATCCCAATGATGCTGCCAACAAGGCTTATGTGGATGCAGCCAGAAGCGGTCTAGATGCCAAGGAGTCTGTACGAGCAGCTACCTTGTCTAATATCACGCTTTCTGGCCTGTCTACGATTGATGGTGTTTCCTTGTCGCAAGGTGACCGAGTTTTGGTAAAAAATCAAACTTCGGGAGCAGACAACGGCATTTACACCGCAGCTAGCGGAAGTTGGATTCGGGCAACGGATGCGGATGTTTCCTCCGAAGTAACCAGTGGTCTTTTTGTGTTTGTCGAGGAAGGCACAACCAACGCAGGCCGAGGCTATGTCTTAACCACTAACAACCCGATCACGCTGGGCACTACGGCGTTGGCGTTTACTCAGTTTTCAGATTCTGGCTCTATTACCGCTGGCACAGCTTTATCTTTTTCCAGCACTACGCTCAATGTGCAAACGGACGGCAGCACTATTTCGGTGAACGGCTTGAATCAACTTCGGGTTCACACCTCCTATGTCGGGCAATCATCTATCACCACGCTCGGCACCATCACCACGGGGGTGTGGAATGCTACTGCTATTCCTCTGGGGTACGGGGGAACCGGCGGCGATTTATCGGGGGCAAGCAACGGCAGCATCTTCAAAAAGTCAGGCACCACTTTGGTTGCTGCCACGGCTGGAACTGATTATTTAAACGATTCCTCTGCAATTGACGGCGGCAGCTTCTAGCCATGATAAGGGGGTGCCGTGGCCAACAAGATCAAACCAAAACGGTCGTTCTCTGCTAATTCCGTTCCGTCAGGACTGGAAAGCGGAGAGCTTGCTGTTAATGTCACCGATGCAAAAGTATGGTGCGGCGATCAATCTGGCACAGGCATCACATTAATTGCAAGCTTGTCACTGGGAGACCAAACGGGAACGCTAGGAATTGCTAATGGGGGCACTGGCGAAACTACTGCAAACGCAGCCCTCAACGCCTTAATCCCTTCCCAGTCTGGCAATAGTGGAAAGTTTTTAACGACCGATGGACAAGACACTTCGTGGGATACCATTTCTATTTCCGCAACCCCTGCTGGTAGCAATCAAGATTTGCAGTTTAATGACAACGGTGTTTTGGGTGCAGTTTCAAACTGGGATTACGATTCTAGTCAATACAAAATGGCGGTTGGACATCAAGGCTGGTACACAGCCTTGCAAGTGTCCGGTTTAGCAAATGTAGCTAGTAATTTAGTTGAGTTTTCATCCAGCAGTGCAAATGTTTTCACCATCTACAACACTAACAATTATTGGGGAACGGTCACCATAAACAAGCTGTTGTATTTGAATGGCCAAGGGGAACTACGCCTTAACGATGCTGACAATTCGAATTATGTTGCCATTCGTAGCCCAGCTACGGTAACTAGCAATTACACGCTTAATCTCCCCTCTGCTACCGGAAGCAGTGGCCAAGTTCTATCTACGGATGGCAGCGGGAATCTTTCGTGGGCTAGTTCTGGAACCGCTATCCCAAGCGGGTGCATTCAGATTTACGGAGGAAGTTCGGCACCTTCGGGTTGGCTTATTTGTGACGGCAGTGCAGTTTCCAGAACCACCTATGCAGCACTTTTTACGGCCATAGGAACTACCTATGGTGTGGGGAATGGGTCCACCACCTTTAATTTGCCCGACTGCCGAGGTCGTGCCGTGATTGGCGTGGGGCAAGGTTCCGGGCTGACGAATAGAACTCTTGCTGCAACAACAGGAACAGAAACACACACGCTGGCTCTATCAGAAACACCAAGCCATAATCACAACGGCTTAACTGGTTATATGTCTGCAAACACAACTCATAATCACAGCCTGTCAACTACTCTTGGGGTGATGCAATATGGATTCGCCAACCTTGGTGGCGGATATCAAGGTGCTTTAGCTGGCACACAGCCTTACTCCCACACTTACAGCATATCTAGCACTAATACCGATCACTATCACACAATTAATGCGGCTGGCGGTGGTGGTTCGCACAACAATATGCAACCCTCAATTGCGTTAAATTACATCATTAAAACTTAGGGGATTGGTCATGCAAAAAAGCTTGCAGTTTGTTTTGATTCAAGAAATTGGAGAAACTCCCTACTGGCGAGCAACCTTTTCTGAAATAACCGAGGATGGAAACAGCAGGCAATTCTCCATGCCGATCCAGCTTGGCACAGAATACGATTCAATTTTTGAAACCATTGCAAATGAAATTAAAAACTATCAACCGGATGCACCGCCAGATGCCGTGAGCCAAGCCAAGGCCAGAAAATTGGCACAGATTAACGTCAACTGGAATCAGCAGCTAAAGTCAGGGTGGAACTCTGGTCAAGGCAGGCTGGGTTTGACCGCAGAAGATGTGGCGTTGATTTCTGGGGCGTACAGTCTGGCCAAGGAAGCTTCGGTCCTTGGGTTGCCTTTGCCATCGCTGGTTACTTTGGAAAACACCGTCATCGAATTTGCCAGTCTTGGTGACATGACGCAAATGATGCTGATGTATGGAGCAGCCCGAAGCCAACTTTCCATTCAATATGCATCTAAACGCAAGGCCGTGGACGAGGCACTTACGATAGAGGAAGTAGAGGCCATCTAATGCAGCCAATACAGCCAGCCAGTCCGGGGCAACCGCTTCGAGCCAGCGACATTAATGCTGCTAATAATGAGTTAAAAAGGCAGGGGAATGTTACGGTAGAAGGAGCTACCGCATCTAGTGAAAGCACAGGTTTGCATTTATCCTATCCGTCTGAAATGGGATTTTGGGCAAGAATTCAATCCCATGCTTTGTGGTATTACGGATGGGAGGAAGTAGAGTATGTTGCAAACGGATGGTCAACAAAAACAAACGGTAGGTCATCTTCGGCAGAAGATGATTACGCAATTGAAATAAATAACAATCAAAATGTACCAATTTACGCAATCGTTTATCTAACACCGATAGATGCAGAAAATGTGGATGGACGATCTAGGACTATTTACTCATTTAAATTTGATGAGTCGGTTTCATACAATGCCACTTTGTCGGTAGTGACAAATGTAGGGTGCGATTCAAATGGCATTATTCTGGAAAAAAGCGTATTTAGAGCTAGTGATTTTGATGTTAGAAAGTTCAGCCGTTTTACCGAGTTAATGGATGTAGTTCCTAAAACATTGGCAGGCAATTCAAATAGGCTTCTGGTTGTTAATTCGGATGGCACAGGAATAGAATTTGGAGCAAACATAACTGGTCTTGGAGGTGGTACAACCTTCTTGCTTTTGCCTGACACCCCAGATAGTTATGTCAACAAAGACGATCATGCTGTCATTGTAAAATCTAATGCTTTGACCTTTTTTAAAACAGATGTAAAAGTTGGCGGGTCTTTAATTGGAGGTGGAAACCCGAATACCTCCAATTTTGTGACCATAACCTTGCAAAATGATAATTCAGCACCATCCAAAAACTTTTATTATGGAACTAACGACAAAGCCATTCGTGGGTGGTACGCTTTGCCAGATTTGGCAACTATCAATGATGGTATTGTTATTATAAACACTCAAATAAGCACTATAAATTCAGATATTACTTCAATCAAAAGTTCGATCATTTCCATTCAGAGTACCATAACAAACATCGTTTCTGGCTTAAACAATCTAACCGTAATTGTCTCAAATCACATCACTCAGATTGCCACTCTTCAAAATAATGTCATCAGCTTGGATTCACGCATAGACATTGCAGAAGTAGACATTACAGATTTAAAGTCCAGAGTTTCTACTTTAGAATCTAAAATGACCGCTGCGGAAAATGACATAAATGATTTGCAAGCATTAACTTCCACACACACGACTCAAATAGCAACACTAACTACCAGAATTACAGACGCTGAAGGCGACATTTCCAGTTTAACTTCTTTAACAACCACCCATACCACACAGATAAGCACCCTGCAGTCTAATGTGGCTACATTGCAAGGGGATGTGAGTTCTTTAACCACTTTAACTGCAACACATACGACACAGATCAGCACTTTGCAGGGAGATGTATCAGATTTACAAAGCGATGTAAGTTCCTTGACTACCACGGTGGCAGGGCATACCACTTCGATCAATAGCCTGCTGTCCAGAATGACTGACGCTGAAGGTTCTATCTCCACGCTAACCAACCAAATGACGACGGCGAATAGCAATATTGCCACCCTGCAATCCAATGTAACCACATTGCAGACCAATGTCGGAACGCTCCAGACAAATGTTTCCAACCTGACAAGCACAGTCAATTCCTTGTCCAGCACGGTATCTAGCCTGCAAACTACGGTGGGAACTCTAGGCACTGATTTAACTGCATTAACCGGAAGGGTCACCACTGCCGAGGGCAGCATTACTACTTTGCAGAGCCAAATGACTACTGCAAATGCAAACATCTCCACACTTCAAACTAATGTCAGCACTTTAACTTCAGATTTAAGCGGATTAACCAACACGGTCAATAATATTGACGGCCGTTTAACCACGGCTGAAGGAACTATTGTCACTATCAATTCCACGCTGGGGGATCATGGAACCCGCATCACAACGCTAGAAGCAGATGTTCTTGCTATTAACAGTTCCATCACAACCATCCAAAGCGATATCGGAGCTTTAGACACCCGCCTGACTACAGCCGAAGGTACCATCGTTACTATTCAAGGAGATGTGTCTACACTGCAATCGGATTTAACTCAGGAGATTACAGACAGGCAAGCAGGGGATAACGGTTTGGATTCTCGGCTTTTGACATTAGAAGGGCAAACCCTAGATGCTCGATTAGTAACGCTGGAAAATCAAACGCTAGACACAAGAATTACCACGCTAGAAAATCAAACGCTGGATTCACGGCTGACCACAATTGAGAACCAAACGCTGGATTCACGGTTGACAACTCTGGAAACCCAGACTTTAGATTCCAGATTAATAACGCTGGAAGGACAAAATCTTGACACTCGAATTACGGATTTGGAAGGCTATGTGTCTGCATCCGGGTTAACCGTTGGTGGAACTCAAGTGGTCGGTTCGCAGCAATCCGCAGTGGCTGACGCTGCGGGTGGAACCATTGACGACACGGATGTTGCGTCCTGTGCCAGCAGCACACAAACAATCATTAACGACCTTACTACCCAGCTAAACGCTGCTTTAGCTTGTCTTAGGGCTCATGGTCTGATTGCGAGTTAATCATGGGCTTTAAACATATTTATACCAGATATGGTTCATCCCATTGGCATTATTCTACCCTTCAACCAATGAAAATGAATTGGTTTGAAAACGATCATAGGACAGGCATCTACTGGAGTGCAGATCATCTTCAAATGCAAGTGAATGATTTAGGGCCAACAGATTCATTAAATTTTGATTATTCCTCCCCATTTTATTTAAGTGAAATTAGGTCAAAATATCGGTACTTTAAATATGAAGCAAAGAAAAATGGTAGCACAGTTATTCCGTACTGGACAATTTTAACCGGCGTTATCAAATATATTAATTACGACAGCCCATCTGAAGAATATGTTGACAATATAGATGCAAAATACAAATGTTGCGAAATAAACCCATCAAACATTGACTTGGAAACTGGTTACATTCATGTACCAGCCTCCGTGGGAAAGTATTGGAACCATGGAACAAAAATAGTTCTTACTCCACAGCAAATTATTAATTCCAATCAAGATGGAATTGTACCAACCATATTTCCAACTCTTGGAACTGTAAACCTTACTACAAGCAGCAACGAAATTATTGGCACCGAACTTATGTTTCCGGTAATTAATTCCGCTTCATTTTCTGCGCAGCTTCTTTTGAAATACATTTCGTTAAGAAAAATATCCGATACCACATTTCAACCGTACCTCTATTATGTTCCACAACCGTTAATGAATAACGGTTATGGACCTTATAACTTTGGGAAAGATAGTTATGTAAGCAGGCTGCCTTTCTATGAAAATTATCGAACTAAAATATTTCAAAAAATAATAACTGCCGGCTCCAATTATATTTTGAATGTGTATGAGCGAAAAAACATATTGCCAACAGGAACTTCTGTTTTTGTAGTGCCAGCTTTATCTGAGTACAATAAAGATTCTTATGAAAATGCAAACTTTGATGCCAAATACAATTTTATTTTTCAAAGCTGGTTAGACTCAAGGTATGTGGATTTAAATGAAAATAAAATTTTAGTTTCTGAATTAACTCAACCGGCAACAGATACTCAACTTTATTATAACGACCCGGCAAATATGTTAGGGGCTTTTGGAAATCACCCGACTGGAACGGCTGTTCAAATTTATCCCTCCAGGCTTTACAACTATTGGGCATATGAGTGGATTAGTGTTGATTACTCCACCAGTGAAAATATTAACCTCGCAGGCGAGCAATACATACAAGATGTGTTTGTGACAGAAGGCAAAAGGGTTTTGGTGAAAAACCAAACCGATAAAAAACAAAATGGTACATACACAGTTAAAAAAGGAAATTGGCAGTATTACAACTTTGTAAGCACCCCAGATGCTTTGCCAGTTCAACCTTACACTAAAAGAGGCTACCGTGTTGAAGTATACTACGAAAAAAAAGCATACAAGGTGGATGCTCCTTTCACTTTAGGAGTTACCGAAATTAATTTTGATCGAATAGAAAGTTTTTATGCCATTAATGAGCCTGACGAAATTAAATTAACGGTTCTGCCGTCCGGCTTAGAGGTTGGAAAAGTTTATTATCTTATTCGTGGAAGTGGCTGGATTAAATTTGCTCAAAGCTATCAAGATGCCTTAGATGAAATTGCCATTCCGCTGCAAAGCATGGGCAAGGGGCTAATTGCAGTTTATGTGGCATCGCTAGAAAATTCATTTCCAGAAAAAGTTTTAACGAGGGATTCTGAAGGCAACCCATTGACAACAGAGCCGCTTGACCCTGGCAAGCCCTACTATCTTATCAACCTTGGAGCTAGATTTGCCTTAGCGGAAACAAAAGCAAAATCATTGACCGGTGAGGCTATTCCTGTTTATCAAAAGCCAAATACCTATTACGCCTTAGAGCCAACCAGTGTTTACGCTCAACCCGTTAATTCAAGTTGGAATAAAAACAGAACCAGTTTTGCTTGGAAACCGGACAAGAATGGGGAAGACTACTGCACAGATTATAGCCATTTTCTCCCAGCATTAAATGCAGCGGGAGAACCCATGGGAATTTCTCCCTCTGAAGTTCCATCCTATGTCATTCTGAATATTAATGCGACGATTCCAACAAGCACTCGTGTAAGATATTCAGCAATGAACAACCCCGACAAGGTGTGGTTTGTGTATAGTCCATTCAATCAGAATATTTATATAGAACATTATAATGACCCAAATCTTCCCCCTGCCACAACAACCTTTAATGGGTCATCTGACCTTACGGGGGAGTTTAATAATATCAATCAAGAGTTGGCTGAAAGTTTAAGTGGAAACACCCTTTTGCATTTTGTTGGAACCGGGAACATCAACACTGCTTTTCCAAGCCTTTTTACTTTATATCCGGCTTCATATCATGACAATCACAACAAGTATTTGATTTATAAAGGCACAAAAGAAGTAGTAAAATTTTCCACATATGAGTTTTCAAGTTATTATTGGGTTCCAATTATGACAACTGCAGCCAATTGGGTTGCGGTTCCAGATTTAACTTTTGATCCTTATTATACATGCACTACATTACAGGTGCCTTACACTGATATAGACGGCACCACTACTTACACGCCAACAACAAGGTGCAGTTGTTCTTATCCTAATCAAAAATTTGAATGGACAGAAAATGGGTTTACTCATTTTCATTTGACGCAGTATCAAGAGACTACAGGCCATGAGGTTGGAAGTGTTTACTATTTAACAACTGTAATGCAGGGCAGTAAACTTGAATTGTACTATGCCATAGATACCACGAATGGAAGGTCATATCTTTCTTACAGATTGTCTTCATTATTTTCTGCCACTTGGCCTGTCAACAATGGTGATCCTACCAATTATACAATCAATGGCCTTAATTATGCATATACATCAGTTTCAGAAAACATAGCTGATTCCCGTTATGATTCTTATTCTGTGAATGCAAACTATTATGCTTTGCCCAATTCAAATGTTTTGACAAAAGCCAATGGACCTAATGAAGCCCCCGCAACCATAAGCGTTGTTGGAGGCCGCAAATTTATTTCCAATAACTCTGTGGAATTGCATTTTGAAAAACCTGTTTATCACATCTGGAAAAAAGTCGGCCCTGTTAATTATGGCAATACAACAAATAATTCTAAATATTTGACAAAAGCAGACTGGGATGCTGATTTGTCCAATTTTCAACAAGACATAATTTGCCAGTATGACCCTTCTAGCGAAAAATATAAAAGCGATTCCTATGAATCAAATGGGATCACATTTAAAGTGGAAGTGGTTCCATCTAGAGACCTTTCAGGAGCATTGGTGTATGGTGCTCCTAATAGTTATGTGTATATGTATAAAAATTTTGAATATTACAGCAAAAACACGCAATCGGAAATTCAATCATATTACACCGATTATAATCCCACCCCATTTTTAGCAAATCCGACAACAAGGACTACTTATGTTAATTTTGTTCCAATCACAACACTGACTCCTAACGGAGCTGATTTTCCAATCCTAGACCCAAATATGCAGCCTGAGAGTACAAACATATATAACGGCCAATTTTACCGCTACATCACCGATTGGCAGTATGGCTATTTGGGTGTGAGTCGCTATGTTGCACCTTTGCCGTATCGCACACACAATGAACTAATGCCTTATGAAAGTAGTCCAGTGTCTTTAATCCACCTTATGTATTTGTCAGTTTAAGCCAATTTGCCAACCAAACCACGACTTTTGTAAAATCGGGTCACTATGGACACACAACTTGTTCTCCAGATTGTTGAAAAAATTGGCATCCCCATGGGAATCCTTCTGGTGTTTTCCTGGGGATTTTGGAAAAGTGCACAGTGGGCGGGCACCCGCATCATTTTGCCGATCCATGAGCGGCATATGCAATTCTTGGATTCTTTGGAGGACACCCTGAAAGCCCTGGCGGGCGGGCAGGACCAGCTCGCTAAGGAATTATCCACGCTGACCGCACTGATTTCCCGGGAAATGCAAAAACCGGAACGCAAGTAGTCAATCCAGGGGGAGTCCAATGTCACTTGCCTTTGCCTGTTTGTTGGCGCTATGCGCCGAACCTTCGGTCACTCTGCCCAGGGATCTAACCGCCAAGCCCGGGCGCCTCCTCAAGATCGAGGCGAATACCACGGGAAAATCCATCCGCTGGGTGAATGTCTCCGAGGATGCGGACCTGATTGTCAGTGAATCCGGAAAGTGGGCGATCTTTTCGGCCACCGCGCCAGGAAAATACCGAGTCTTTGCCTGGACGGCATTCCAGGACATCCCGAGCGAGGCGGCGGTCTGCACCATCACGGTGGAACCTTCGCAACCAGTGCCTCCCCCATCCCCCGAGGATTCGCTCAAAGCAGCGGTTCAGGCGATCTACGGGGCGGACACCAATCCCCAGAAATCTGTTCACAAAGACAATTTGATTTCCAGCTATGGGGAGTTTGCCAGAACCATCCGGAATCCAAAATGGACAACAGCCGGCGAATTCTACAAGGCCTGCAGGGCAACGATATCAAGCCTGATGAGGGACGAGGATTTGCAGGCGATCCGGGAAAAATTTGGAGAAGAATTGAACCGCAGACTCCCCACGGACCCTGGCACTCTTTTGACGGACACTCATAGAGCTGATGCAGTTTCCTTGTTCACACGATTCGCAAAACTCCTCGGTGAAATCCAATGAGTGCAAACTTTGGCTGGATCAATAATCCCGGAGAAGTCCAAAAAACCCTTGGTTCCCTGCCCCATCCTTATTTTTCCATGAGCGAGGCCGGGGACTTTTCCGGTCCAATTGCGGACGAGGCCCTGCTGTGGAAGGCTGCTGTACGGGTTCTTGGGCATCTGCTGCCCGGTCGCAACCAGGGCCAAGTGGGCAGTTGTGTCAGCTTTGGCACCGCATCGGCCGTGGAACATACGATGCTGGTGGAGATCATGGCCGGGGATACCGAGGAATACCGGGACCTAGTACAGGAGTGCATCTACGGGGGCAGCCGCGTCGAGGTGGGAGGCGGGCAGATTTCCGGAGATGGAAGCGTTGGAAGCTGGGCCGCGGAGTTTGTGAACAAGTGGGGTGTGCTGGCTCGCGGCGTGTACGGCTCCACCGATCTTGGGAAATACAGCGAGAGCCGGTGTCGGGACTGGGGGCGCCACGGCGTGCCAACGGAATTTGAAAACGAGTCCAGGAAACATCCGGTCAGTACCACCTCTCTGGTCAAGAACTGGGACGAGGCCAAAAAAGCACTTTCCAGCGGCTATGGCATCGCTGTCTGCTCTGACCAGGGCTTCACGATGCAGCGGGACCAGGATGGGTTCTGCAGGCCTTCGGGAAGCTGGGGGCACTGCATGGCCCTGCTTGGCTACAAGGGTGGCAGTCGCCCGGGCGGATTCATTCTGAACAGTTGGGGGGAGGATTCCCATACGGGGCCTGCAGGTTACGGGGATCCTTCGCCGGCTGGTTTTTGGGCCGACCCCAATGTGATTGATGGGATGCTGCGGCAGCAGGATTCCTGGGCATTCTCAAGCGTGGATGGTTTTCCAGTGCGAAGAATCCACTGGTATTTGTAAAGGGAGGTGCGTTGTGTCAATGATCCTGCCAGCATATCCGGGGGAATTCCCAACGATAGCGTTGGGCGTTCTGGCCGACAAGTTGCGCGGAAAGACCGTTCCCAACGGAACGGCGATTCACGCCTGCTGGGTGGTGGCGGGGTGGGCCCTGGGGAATTTTGTTCCCTCGGACAGCCCCCAGGTAGTCGGTTCCAACCTGGAATCTGACGAGGATCAGGCTGAATTCGTGGAAGGCCTGATCCACAACAAGATCAGCGGTGGTCCGGCTGGAAATGCTTTCCAGTGGGTATTGCTGGTGCGTATTGTGATCAACCTTTTAACCAAACTTTTGCAATAAGGAGCAGAAAATGATTGCAGCGATTTTAGCGGTATCCATTGCGGTGGGAGCAGATTGCAAGGAATGCGCCGTCGGGTTCAGCAAGAGCTGCCCGGCAACTGGAAAGGAATCCTCTGTGGGTTCTGCCTGTGGGTCTACTCCCGCCCGCGACAGAAAAACGCCTCACAGGGGATTCCTCTCCGGTTTGAAAAGGTGCAGGGGATGCCGCTAGCAAGCTGGCAGGTTCCTGTTAACCCGGTTGAGTCTCAGCGCAGCGGAGGGTGGCATACCCTCCGTTGCCGTTTTCTGGAGAAGCATCCAGAATGTTCCTGCTGTGGCAAGGCCACGGAACTGGAAGCCCACCATGTGGTCCCGGTGCACCTGGATCCGTCCCTGGAGCTAGAAGAATCCAATCTGATTGCTCTGTGCCAGCGCTGCCACCTGGTGGTGGGACACTTGAATAGCTGGTTTCGCCACAACAAGCACATCCGGGACGATGCGGCCCTTTTGAAAAGCAGGCATCGGGAGCGTTAA